GCAGACGGAACTCAAGCTGTGAACGTCCAGGATGCGTTACGCGAATAAACGAATAGATGTCAACAGGGGAGTCACCAATTACACCAAACAAATACGGACCAATGTTGGCCCAGCCTTCGTTGCGGTTGTAGTCACGAACGGCGTCAGAGTTTGTGGGTCGAACGTCAAGCGCAAATGTTGACAGCCGCTGCACATACTGCGTGGCCTTGCCTGAACGCAGGCTGTTGTTTCCACGGTTTTGCTGCGCCATGTAAAAAGGCGAAAGCAGCGTGTTGAAGTTAGTGATGTTGTTTAGACGTGCCCATACTTGGGACTTGATGCCGATTTCGGTTACGTCGCAGCGGCGGTTGTTCTGGAAACTGCCCAGCTCAAAGCGAAGGATTGGGTAGAAAGCTTCATCAATATCTGAATACGGCAGCCAGTTGGAAACGGTGACTGCCTCTTCTGAGACCAAACCGATTTTGCGCTGGTTATTGCTCCAAGCTTCAATACATTTCAGGCGAATACGGAAGCCGGCGGTGGTGTCGTTTGAATCTGCCGGATCAAAGGTTTTGTTGGGACGATCAATGACGATCCAGCTGGACCGACCAATCATGAAGGTTGCCCCAAGTGCCATCAGGGCATCGGCACGTTGAGCATCTGCATCAACCGTTGAACGTACATCTTCGAGCTTTACGACACCCTCTCCTGCATCTCCAAACGGTTCAATATCTTGGCGGCCCTTGCCAATCAATACGACAATTTCATCACCCTTATTGACTTCAACTTCAGTGGTCAGGTTTGACCAGGATTCAGTTTCATAAGGCTCAACAGTTCTAACGACAGTTGGACCATACGTCACCGCGCCTGTGGAGCCATTCTTGTGCTCAATGACGCCAATCCGGCGTGCATAGTTGACGCCAGTGCCAGGCATACCGGCATTTTCCGTGATGCCATTGCGTTGATAATCACCGCCCCATTGATGGTTGCGACGCAAATACGGATCAACATATTTGAACTGTTGATTTAGGGCGCGAATTTTACGTTCATAATCCCAGTCCTTAAGTACAGAAATAACCTCCCAGTCAGGGCGAACTGGTGTGCCATTGGCAATACCGGAGTAAACGCCAAAACGGACTTGGTTGGACGGCGTAAATGCACCGCTAAATGCGGGTTGATTAGCCGCGCCCTTGATTGGTGCATAGAACGCCTGTTCTTCGTCGCCGCGTCCGTCGTCAATACTCAGCTCGCCATAGCGCAGGTTATACATCCGAAGGCGACTGCCAGCCCCAAGCGCTTCGTAACCGCCGTTCCAGTAAAAGTCAAAGTAAGCGTTGAAAATATTGTCGAGCGCGTTGTTGCCCAAGAAGATGCCGCCCAGCTCAGGACGTGCCATTGGGCCTTGACCGGCAATCGCAACGATTTCACTGATTTGGTAGGTGCCCCAGCTCTTGACGCGAGACCACACCAGAGTGGGTGAAATGACTACACCCCCGCTATAAAACTCACCTCTGTCGTCAAAATTTTGCTCGCGCTTGGTGAAGACGATTGGAACGATATTGCCGTAAGCAGCAAGCTCCTGCAGGGAGTTGAAGCCGTAGGACGGCGTGAAAATGTCTGAGCCTTGGACGCTGCCCAGATCTTGTGAGGTGAACTGCGGACGTTGTGCTTGGCTTTGTTGCGGTTGACGTGGTTTTGGCGCCAGAAAAATTGATGCCGCAGTCGATGCCAAGCCGATAACAAGACTGACAATCGCAACAGTCAGACCGGCGTCATTTCTAATATCTGGAATACCTGCATATTCAGCAGGACGGATATATTTTTGACGGCTTACATGATCGACGAAAGCGCGATATTCCTGCTCACTGCAGCCCAGCTCTTCAATCAGACGCTTTTCAAACGGAAGCAGTGGCTGTACCGCAACATGTCGGTAGGGCACCATGCCACCGCCTGAAGATGCTGATTGATGTAAAGACATCCTTGACTCCAGAACACCGCAAACGTCGTGGGAGCCTGCGGTAAAAGCAACACGTCACCATCGTACTTAGGCTTTTCGACACGGCGACACCAGCTCAGTAAGTCCCTGCCGATTGCATACTGCTTGCCGTCATACCAATCCTGGCGGCGGGTCGGGTGCTCCAAACCCAAACGGTCCAGCACGGTGAATACCAGATTGATGCAGTCCAGCGCTCCGTCTGGGTCCGTACCATCTGCACCCCAGCGATACGGCCTGCCAATTAGGTCAATCACTGCACTCGGACGCTTGCGGTGACAGGCAGATTGCCAACAAGACGTTTGGTCAGGCGCTTGCGTGGTACGTCCGAGCCAACAGCGTCCAAGACCGATGCAGTCTGTAGTTCGAGCTTGGTTGGATCCCAGTTGCCGCTGACAATCTGAGATTCATAAGTACTGATTGCGGTGTAGTCCGTTTTGTCGTCGGGATTGACCACCACAGTGCTGACCTTTGCAATCCAGCGTTCGACCACAGCAGTTTCAGCCCAACCACGGCTCAAGCTGTTGTTTGGAAATACCAAAGTGGCGGGCTGGTTGTCTCCGGTCTTGGCAACGGTCAAACCTGAAAACGCAAACGGCATGAATCCGTAGGTTGAGCCTTCGTACGGCGCGTCTTCGTTGACCCAGTAGTTCTGAAAGTGATACTGAACGTTGCCGGATTCCGTGCGGAACGTCAGGTATTGGGCGAAGGCAATTTCGTGGCTCACAGACCCAGCTTCCTCCTAGTGGTCGTATTTTGACGGATGTTGGCAAGGGTGCGCTGTTCGCCTCGGCGGGCGCCTTGCTCTGCCGCTTGCTGCATTCCGCTACGGAACTGATCGGCGGTGACGTAATCCACGCTGTTGATGCGCTCCACGGTGTAGCGAACGTCGATTGGTGCAGCCACTGCAGTGCCGCCGCCCATTTCGCCCCCGGCCTGTTCGCCGCTTCCAGGGATGACACTGGAACCACGGGCGCCAGCCGCATAGCGATTCATGGCGCCACGCATCTTGCTGGCCGGAATGATGTACTCCGGCTCGCCGCCTTCGCCGACAACAGCGCTGGTCGGGCCGGTGACAAAGCCCCCGTCGGCAAAAGCAAGTCCCGGAGAAAAAGCCGCTGGATTGAAATTAACGCCGGACGCACTTGCGCCCGAGACAGGGCCAGCGCCGCTAAATGTCCCTCCTCCACCGCCGCCAAATAGACCTAAAAGTTGCTTAAACGCAAACATTATTATCATTTGGGCGATAATTTCAGTGGCCATGCTGATGAAAGCTTCGCCAACTCCTTTGAAGAAATTACTGAGAGCTTCTTGTGTTGATTGCGTCCCGGTTATTATCCCCTGGAACGCAACACTAAACGCATCGCCAATACCCTGAGCACCTTTAGCAGCCATTTCTACAGGATCACTAAGGTCTTTTAATTTCTGCTTCATACGGTCCAGTTTTTGCTCAGCTTTATTCGTTGGATCTAGATCCAGCCCTGGTGCAAACGCTTGTGCTGTTGAAGGTAATTCCGCTCTCCCCGCTTTTTTAGACAGATCAGGATCAAAACGACTGATTACGTCATACTGCTTAAGAAATTCTTCAGTGATCTGCCTTTCCGTCTCAAGACGTATAACCGCAATTTCATTGGCCTGTAGAGCCAATATTACCTTTTCGGTTTCTGTGCCCCTAACCTTTTCTAGGTCCGCTGCATACTTATTTGTGACTTGTTGAATACTCTTGTCCCGCTCTAATTGCAGGCGTTTAATAGGATCTAACTCCTGCTGAATTGCCAAGTCCTGACGACTTACAGCAAGTAGCTGAGTGTATTTGATGCCCAGTGCAGCAAGCTGTTTTGTAAGTGTGTCCGTACTCTTTGACTTTTTGCTTTCCGTCTCTAGTTGAATAGCACGTAGTTCTAACGCCTTATCCGCATTTTTGTTTAGCACTTTTTGGGATTCTACAGCTATGTCTTTAGCTTGTTTAATAATCTGTGCAGTCGTTCCGGTTAGTCCTATTTGTCCGCCAAGAGCTTTAATTTTCGCTGAAGCACCACCTTTACCTGTCCCACCCCTACCTGTCACGCCAAGGATTTGCTGCGCTGTGGCTTCACGTCCGGTCAGACCTTCTCTTTTCTTAAATCCGCTGACCAAGTTGGCCCGCTCCAGGTTTCCGGCAAGAGCTGCAAGAAGGGGTCCGGCAATCCTCGCAATGTTTGCCAAAACAGTTGTAAAGATAATGCTTATTTGATTGCCAACCTTTTGTGCATCCTGCCCAAATTTTTGAAGAGCTTTAGTCGCATCTGTACCGATACGACGTGCCAGTAGTTTGGCGGCTTCTTTAGCAGCGGCGGCTTTACCTCCAAACTGCTCAATCTTGGCTAGAAAATCAGCTGTTTCTGTTCCGGCTATGCCTGCCGCACCTGCAAAAGTTTTTAGATCAAATGTGAGCGGATTTAATGCTTGACCAACCTTTATCGCTTGTTCACCAAGCCTGTCGAACTGCTGACCGATGGCACTAAGAGCAATCTGGGCGGCAAATCCGGCTGGGCCACCTACAAGACCGCCGGCGGCACCACCAAGAACAGCGCCAGGGCCGCCGCCGAATAGCAACGGGAAACCTGCACCCAGAGCAACACCTTGTGCTCGTGGACCAAACGATAAACCTCCTCCACCACGTAGACGTGGAGGTAGTGCAGGACCTTGGACAGCACCGGCATTCTGGAGCGATCTCCGTATGCGTACTTCTTGTGCTGTAAGATCTAGCGCAGTTTGTTTTGCTGCGTTTAGTTTAAGTTGTTCTCTATTTGCATCTGCTATAGCTACAACAGATTGAACTTCTAAACGTTGAATATTCGCCGCAAGACCTGCTAGTTCTTGACGAGTTTTGGCTGTTCGTTCAATAATACGTTGTTTTTGTGCAGCATTCTCTAAGCCCTTCTGCTCTGCTCTTGTCAGGGGAAGAGCAACGGGAAAACCTAGTCCGCCTGGACCTGCAAGTGGCCCCTGTATCCCTCCGCCCGAGCTACCTGTTAAAAATCGAGACTTACGATTTGCTTGAGCAATAAGCTCAACAACTTCTTGCGTACCCCTAACTAGATCTTGCTGGGCTTGAACTTTTTTGTTTAGTTCAGTAGCGCTTTTTTGCTCTAATCGTAGTAATGCCTGCTGCAGTTGAAGTTCCTCTTGTCTACCTTGAATAATTCGACGAATTCGCTCACCTGCAGGTGATGCTTGTCCCGCAAGCGTGCCTACAGCAGAGGCGGGACCGGGGCCAATAGGCCCTGCGTACTGTGTACGCTCTGCTATACCAGAAGCAGCGAGTTTCTGTTTGCGGCGAAGCTCAATTTCGTCGGCAATAAGCTGATTTTGCAGCTTCTGTGCTGCATTAGATTGCCCTAATGCGGTTACATACTGACTAATTGCTTGGGCGTAATCACCTGAGGCTTTTCCAGCCGCATCAAGCTGGATTTTTATCTCGCGTAAATTTGCAGACGCTCTACCGACAGCTTGCGTATATGTTTCAACGCTTTGAATAGCTTTACGATCAATTAAAGTCTGTACGTTTACGTCTTTAATACTGCGACCAAGTCGCGTAATGCGATCTTGTAGCTCTTTAAGCCTTGATGCGCCTCTTACGCCGATTTCAATTTCAGCTCTGTAAGCCACGGCGCTGCGTCACTTCCGGTACTTCAGTTTACGCAGTAAAAAGCCGCCGGGGTTAGCGGCGGCGTTTGGCTTTTTCCAGTGCCTTTTCTTGGTCCTCGTTGAGGATCTGGAAGTAGGCGCTCCAGCCGATTAGCTCTTCGGCTGTCATGCGGTTGCGTACTTCGCTAAGAGTTAGGCCTAGCTCCTTGGCTACGCCAAATTGGAGCATGAGCCAGTTGTCTTTGCGAAGTTCCGCGCTCAGGCTTTTGGGTCGATCGGTTCGGCGTCGTCGGTGATGACAGCAAGCATCAAGGCTTGAAGGTCCTTGTCCTTGACTTCGTTTTTCAACACGTCGATTTCGCCGGCGGCGAACAACTTGGCGCCGTTTTCGTCTAGAGCCTTGGCGATCAGCAGCTGGAGGGCAAAGGCGTTGGCGTCATCGGACTTGGCCTGCTTCTGGGCGCGTTCACGCTCGGCGGCGGTCAATGGGGTGACCCACATCTCAAATTCGCTGCCGTCGGACAGCTCAACAGTTTTCTTGACGGGCTCCAAGTTGGCCGCTTTCTTGAGGCGGTCAATGGCGCGGACTGGAACTGGCATAACCACTTGAGGTTTGTTCTACTGTAGCGGACTAGAAGCAATAAAAAACCCCGGCGGTTAGGCCGGGGCTCCGTTCCCAAACTAGATCTTAGGCAGAAGTGCTGAAGTCGAAGGTCGGGGTGCCGGAAGGACGGAAGTTGACAGTAACGGACTGAGCGTCGTCGGGGTTGATGTTCAGGCTGGCGGAAGTCAGCACTGCATCGAATTCGATCGAACGGCTCAGGCTCTCGTTCAGGGTGCCACCGCTGAACACCTGATCGGTGTAGAGCTTGAAGGCGGCGCCGGTCTGCTGACGCTGGAGCACGTCTTCGATCATCCGGTTGGAGAGGGCGGCGTCCTCGTTGGTCATGTAGACCGTTGCGGTGCCGGTGCCATCGCCAAAGCCGGAGATGTAGCTGCGGAAAGGCACGTATTGGCCAGGGGTCTGACCAATGGTGGTCACGTCGATTTCAGCGCGGCTGATCTCGAAGCTCCAGTCGCGGACTTGGCCGACAACGGCGAAGGAGGCGTAGGCAACCTGGAACTCGTTGGGAGCAGCTGCGGTGC